AAATGGGAGCACCATTAGAAGCACGCCCTACTAAGTTTGCGAGTGGTCAGCTTTTACAGCGTTTGACCCCCTCACAAATGCAAGGAGTTGGGGGATATGTAAATTGGGCTGCTGGTCAGGTTTCAGGGGCACCTGCCAGCTATGAAGATTGGCTATACGGAAGCCAACAGTTATTACCAAGGAGTATACCAAGAGGAACGGTGAGATGGGCTCCGTCACCGTATAGGGTTTAATATGGCATTACGACACTTACAACCTATAAGACCAATAGCACCTCTAGCCCCAGTATCACCTTTAAGGGAACCTGGTGACCGCCCTCCCATAACATGGGCTGGGGAAGTCACGCCATCACCTGTGGTAGCATCTAGGCAGCCAGCCCCGGTTTCACCTTTTGCCCAACCTGCCGCCCAGCCATCGCCACAGTATGTACCACCATCACCTGTTACTAAAAAGATAATCCCCTTTGACTTTGACCAATATGATACCGTCTTCCAGCCAAAGTCCCCACAGCCGTCTGGTGAATTTGATATTGACGAGGATACAAAGTGGTGGGAGCAACCCGCTGCTATCGCCGAGAGTGCAATGGGAGGCGTTGCAAAGAGTTTGGGTAAAGTACCTTTTGTCTCTAATCTTCTTAAGTTGATGGAACCCATCTTTAAGGGGATGCACAATATGGAAAGAGCCTTTGGAACAGTCATTTTAGCCCCGTTTTCTCCAAGGCTTCCATATCGTAAAGGGGAGAGTTGGTTTGACCACGAGCAACGGGAATATGACGCTTGGGATGCCCCGACCTATGTAAAGGGGATAGCAGAGTTTACACCTTGGCTTATACCTTGGGCTGGTTGGGTTGGTTGGTCAGCCAAGGCAGTTGGGTTTGGCGGCAGTTTGGCTAAAACAGGTGTCAAGATGGTAGCAAAAGGCAAAAAGGTGCAGTTTCGGACTGAATCATGGCTGAACAATAATATGTTTGGGAACGACCTTTGGAGAAAAGCCGCTAACTGGGCAGAGCATAAACCAGTTCTCCATTATATTGTCAACAAGTTTGGTGGTCCAGCCGCTTTTGTAAAACCACCACAAGCAGAGTTAACCGTAATAGATCAGGTCAAGAGGGCTTCGGTTAACCGTGGTATAATCACCTCCCAAAGGCATGATGTGAAGTCCCTTCTGTTGCCTTCCTTGGAGAAGTACGGTGCACCCAAGGATATTTTGGGGTTAAGTGGTAACGGGTTGGCGAATAAAAATATATTAAGGCATAAAAAGAAGCGAGGGGGTGCTGACCCAGGGCAAGGGGCAAACGATTTAATGGAATCCTTCGCTAAAAACCCAGATTCAATAGAGTTTATCGGTCCAGCAGGGCAAAAAGCAAAAGAGTATATGCTTGAGGTGGATAGTATAGCGAGGGAGATAGAAGGATTCTTGGTAAGAGAGGGTATTTATAAGGAAGGTCACCGTCTCAGTTACCACAGGATAGTTGAAGGTAGAACTACTGCAAAAGGCTTTGTCAAGACTGAATATGGTTCACTTTTTGAAATTAGTAGGAGTATGGCGACAATGGAGAAAGGTGTTGCCGCCGGCTATCGGTATAATGGTAATCTAACCAGTGTTTTGGATTCTATGATTAACCACTATGTGAGAAAAGTTGGCACCCATCGCTTTAATAAAGTAATAAACAAGCTAGGGAAGACTGTACATGATTTGGCAATGAGTAAGAACCCTCAACTTATGAGAAAGCACGCCAAGCTAGTGGTTGACCGCCAAGTCCTCTTGAGGACATTGAAAGTACTACTAGATTTGAAATCTTCTAAAGGTACGCTAATCACACAACAAAAAATAAACAAAATAAGGGAAGGTCTTACATCACAAGAACTTAAAGGGTTAAACTTAGCCAAAAAAGAACATCTGGATGATGTTTTAGATGGAACCCGTGGTGCAGCGAAGGATATTGCGGACGAGATAGACTTCCTACTGCAACTGAGTCCCGAACAAACCAAAAAAGTTATTGAGCAACTCTCTCCCACTATTATAAAAGCAATGGGAATAAAGGATACAAACGAGATTTATAAAGTCCTGCAAAATATAGTAACCCCAGTAACGCCAGCTGGGAAGCATACAAAACTTCCCCTTCAGCACCAAGGGCGAAAGCAACCGTTTCGCTTTAGAGATATAGAGGAAGCCATTAAAAGACTCACAAAAGATAAGGAACAGGCGAGTAAGGCAATAATGAATCTTTACATAGATGCTAATAGGCTAAATTTGAATAGTTGGAATGAAGGCGTACAAGGTGTAATAAAGAAAATAAATGGCAAATTAGCAGCTAATGCAGATGTGCTGTTTGGTGAAAAGGCGTTTGTTAAAAAGAAGGTTCGTGGAAAGGATGTATTGGTAAGAGCAGGGAAAAGAGAAGGAGGGGTAAGAAAAGAAAAAGCTAGCCTTGTGAGAGAGTTAGGCAAAGTTGGTCATCTGAGAGACCCTGCAAAGGCGAAGTTTATGACTCAACCTGCCTTTAAGAACAAGATATTTGATGAAGAGATAGTCAGGCTTGTTGAGAAGTCCCTTGGTGACCAAGGGCAAACTTGGTTGCGGCGGGCTGCTGCCACATCTGGTGTGGGACGCACTCTGATTGCTGCGTTGGATTTATCTGCTCCGTTTATACAGGGGTTGCCTGTATTCGGTCGTAACCCGGTTGTCTGGGCAAAAGCTACCGCCAGGACATTTGAATTTATGGCAAGACCAAGTAAACTAAGAGATTACCTTACCGACCCCACGAATGCTGCGATTAGGCGAGAATATACAAGTGTTTTGGGTTCAGGGGCTTCTTTTGAATATGTTGAACAGGTACCTATGCTACGGCGAGCGGCTGAAGCGGCTGGGAGAAAACTTGGGCAGCGTGTTGGTCGTGAAGAAATCGGGGAGAAAATTGGGCAACAGGTTGTTACTCAAACCTATGGCAGGGCAGAAGCCGCTTTTATTGGGTTTGGTGTGGTAGCGAGAAATGAGTTATGGAAAGCACTCCGAAGGAAGAATATGAACTCAGGAGATTTACGCCTGCTTGCCCGTTCTATAGATAGAATGACAGGGCAGCTATCATCAGAAGCACTCGGTATCGGGTTGACACAACGGCAATTTGAAAGTGCCTTCGTTTTCTTTTCGCCCCGCTACACTAGGGCTGGCTTGTCCTTGATGGGTGATGTTTTAAGGGGTGGTTTAACTGGGAGTGAGGCGAGAAAAGCCCTTGCTGGCTTGTTAGCCGGTGGCACTGCAATGTATTATGGGGTTTGCAAAGCGTTAGGGCAACAACCAGATTTGAACCCAACCACTGCTAATTTTATGACAGTTAACATAAGTGGGCATAATGTAGGTGTTGGTGGTGTCACATATGGTCTGATGAGATTACTGAGTAATGTAGTTGTTACTGCGGCTGAAGCGGTGGATACAAAAGACCCTTCGGCATTTTTAGATGTTCTTAATAGGCGTGACAATCCGTTTACGAAGTTCATGTATAATCGCTCTTCTCCTCTAACAGGGTTAGCAGTAGGGGTCGCTTTAGAGCAAGAAGACTTCTTCGGCGAGCCATTTGAAAATCCAGGTGACTGGGCAGCGTTTATAGCCGAGAAGGTTATCCCTATCTCTATGCAGGAAGTTATGCCGTGGAAACCAACCCCGGCATCGCCACAGGTCTTTGCTGCCACTTTTGGTGGGCTGAGAGCATACCCCAAGAGTAACTGGGAGTTGAGGAATGAGGCTAGAGATAGCTACGCCCAAAAAGACTACCAGCGAAATTATGTAGAATTAAACGCACTTGAGCAAATAAGGGTAGATGAATACCCTGACATTAAGTCATTTGAAAGGGAGATACAGGAATGGCAAACCAAGCATGGAAGTGCAACGGATATTGCCTTTGGTAGCTGGAACGCTGAGAAAGACCTTGCTCGTCTCTATTATGAAAACGAATTACAGATGGCCCAGAACGCTGTAGATGCAGGATTACTTACCGGTTATGATTTCAAGGAGAGTTACCAAAACGCTAGCTATGGTTATGGAATGGCAATGGAAATGCTTAAGGCACGCCCAGAATACAAGGCAGTCTATGAGGTACTAGCCGAGAGTGCAGCGAAGGATATAAATACCAAATATATCGGCGATGTGGCATATACGGAATACACGGGTCCCCTCTATAGTGGTAGCTTTGAGAACGAGTATGGGATTTACGACTATGATGCCGCTAATGCACACAAAGAAGAGATAAGGCAAAAGTATGGGGACTCTGTGTTTAATTATATCATTACGAGGCAAGCAGAGAATAAAAAAACACTACCACCTTTAGCACAGGAATACTACAAAGCACGGGAAATACTAAAACCATATTGGGAGGTGAAACAAGACGCAGATAGATACTTTGGGGTGCGGGATACCCCGGCAAAAGATAGGTGGATAGCAAGGCGAAGGAAATACCTAAGACAAATAAATCCGGAGATTGCTTATTACTATAATTTATTTTATGTAAGGGAGGACTAAATGGAGGAAAAGACAGAAGCTACTGAAACAGCCAGTGCGGAAACTACAGGGAGTACGCAAGATGCAATAGAAGTAGCCAAAACCTATACTCAGGAAGACATGGATGCACTAAAAACAGAATATGACAGTAAGGTTGCGGACCTTCATAACCAAAACAAGGGAATAAGGAAATTGCAATCTGAAGCAGACAGGGAACTGAATAGGCTCAAAAGCCAACCACAGTCTAACGGGAACACTGAAGTCCTTGAAGCGATGCTTAAGGCGATTCCCAAGCAACAGGACGAATACGGTAATCCTGCCGCTGCCTCTCCAGAGGTACGAAGGGCAGAGGCGGCTCTAAGGAGTGCCAAGCAGCGGGAGGCAGAGCAAAAGAGAGCGGCATATTACGAGGGGTTGAGGCAGAAGGCTGTAGATGAACGCCTGACGATGAGGAAGGAGATTGAAGAGGTTGGTCTAAACCCTGATAGCGAAGAGTTTGCTCTTGTTGAACTTGCTTGGGACAGTAATAACCCTGCTGCGGCAAGGAAATGGCTTGACAAGGCATTAGGGAAGCGTGGTAAAGCAGAACCAAAAGGAGATAAAGTGAAAAACGAAGACGAGGTTAGGGCAGACGAAAGAGCCAAGGTAATTAAAGAACTAACAAAGCAAGATGTTAATGTGCCTTCACGGGCTGGAAAGCCCCAATTTACCGTTAATAGCTTGCGTGAGTATGACGCAAAAGGCAAAAGCGTTCAGGAGATGAAGGCTGATGTTGACATTCTGCTTAACCAAATAACTAAAAAATAAAGAGGTGAAAAATGGCAACTGGAGCAACAGAATTTATTGACAGTACAACAGCAGATGTATTTATCCCAGAGGTTTGGAGTCAGCTTGCACTGGTAGCAAGAGAGTCTAATCTTGTAATGGCTAATCTTGTTGACAGGCGATACGAGGAGAAACTGTCTTGGGGTGATACAATCCATGTTCCCAGCATTGGGAACCTTGCAGCCAGAACAAAGACAAAGTCAAGTAACGCAGCGATTACCTACGAAACTATTACTGAGTCCAACACGGACATCAGTGTAGCAACCTGGGAGTATGCTGCTATTGCCTGTGAGTCCATTGTTAAGGTTCAATCAAACCGTGATTTACTCGCAGAATATGCGGGCAAGATGGGCTTTGCATTAGCCTTGGCGATTGATGATGTATTGGCTGGACTGATAGACAACTTTTCCAATACTGTGGGAACACTAGCGGTAGAGAATACCGACGACGAGTTGTTGAGGGCTAGACAGTACCTCAATGATGCCAACGCACCAAAGTCGGACAGGGTTATAATCTTGAGTCCTGCTGCTGAAACTGGCTTCTTGAAGCTGGATAAGTATATCAGGGATGATTACAGCGGTGTCCACGGCACAGGTGCAAGGGAGACTTCCTTGCAAGAGGCATATGTGGCTTCCTTCTATCGTATGCCAGCATATGTATCCACAAATACTGAGGGGTCAAACGCTGCAGGACATGACAATGGAATGTTCCAGAAAGAGGCTCTCGCTCTCGTGGTGCAGATGAAACCGACTGCACATTCTATGTACGACATAGACTATTTAGTGGATAAAGTAGCCATAGAACAGTTATACGGAACCAAAGAAATGCGTGACGACCACGGCGTATGGATGAAGGGAGCCTAGAGTTCCTTTCACCAAAGGAGAATATTTACGTGACAACTGGGAAAACTAGAAAAGTTGACAGTTTGAGTAAAGTAAACAAGCGGGTGAAAGCTATAGAAACCGCCGTTGGCGATTTAGTGAAGTCGGTGGAAGGTTCGTTTGCGGCTATCCAAAATAGGTTAGACGAGAAAAATGCGTTGCCTATAGCCGAACCACCAGACGCACGGATACAGGCAATAAGGGAAAGCAGAGATGACGGGAAGGTTACTAACAGGCAGAGGGTCGTGGATTTAGGTAATCCTAGAGCCTCTTCTACGGGGTTTCAGCCTGACGATGTGGTTGAACTGCTGGAGAGCAGCCCAAAGTATAAGACATACAAGGTTGACGCATCTGGTGTTTCCATTCCCCCGATTCAGGAAGCGATACCAGCACAGCCTGCTCTTCGTGCGACAGATGGCAGTGTGCTTCATACAGCTATTCCTGCTATCCAAGCCGTTTGGGGAGATGAGGGCTTTCCAGCCCAAGGTATCGTGTTGAGTTATCTGTACACGAAGCGAAACGGGCTGCGGAAATACAAGGTTCATTTCCCTGGGTTCACAGCGATGGATGGTGGGAAAGAAGGAATACTAGAGAACGAGATGAAGCGTTGTTTGACTTAAAGTCATGGGATGGTTTTACGGAATTACCTCGGGAGGGACTAGATTACCTTCTTGATACGACAGCTATCAATAGAAAGCTGGCGGACAAGAAGGAGAGTCCTTATAGGTGGCGGGTGGGTAGTTTTCAAATTCCGAAAGACGCAACAGGGCTGATACGGGAAAGGATGGTCAAGGATGCCTGTTCAAAGTTTGTGGGTGTTATGGAACAGCAAGATTGGGAGCTGGCAAGCAAGCTACAGGTATTTCAAGGACTACCATATGCCTACGATATTGATGACTGTGCGGTTCTTCTGGACAAGGAAGAACTACGTGTCAGGGGTGTATTTCGTACTAACCCAAAGCCGATTCGCATTGAATTGCCACCCTCGTCGGTGAGACAGGACAGGGAACAGGTCTCCTCTCTGGCAGAGGTAATGAAGGGGGAAGGAATAGCACCTGTCTCCCAAAATAAAAGAAGATAGTCGTCGCTCCAATGGCGACTGAAAGGAGGAAAATGAGTAATATAGTAAAAGTACAGAGGAGGCTGGACTTCAGAAATGGGTCAGCTTCGCACGGGTGGAACACCGAGGGGCAGATAAATTCTCACAATGTAGTGTTGCAGGATTACTTTACAGGTATTTCCCTTGATACCACAAATACTTGGACTGTGGGTCTTCCTGGAACATCAGATACTATCGCCATTAGTCAGGTTGCTGGAGGTTCGGTTCTCATGACTACTGGCACGGCAGACAACGATTCCTGCAATATAGGTTCAGCTATCATATTTTCAGGAAACAAGCGTGCCTATATGGAGGTGGACATTACCATTACTGATGTGTCTGGCACAGGGGTGTTCGTCGGGTTTTCAGATGCCGCAGGAGAATCAAACAACTATATGGCAATCCATTATCCTGCGGATTCTCTGGACACACCAGCATCTGATGCAGCGGGGTTTGTAATTGACGCTGACCATGCCTCATCGTCAATTATGATAGCTAGTGTCAAGGGTAATACCGATACTACCCCTGTTGATTTAGGGGTAGACTGGGCAGATGGCGAGAGAAGAACATTACGGGTTGAATTAGTAGGCGATGGGACCGCCGCTGCCTTCTATATGAGAGACTCAGATGGCACTACATCTACCCCTATCACTGGGTATCTCGCAGATTCGGTAACGGCAAGCACCCTGTTGAGTGTCTGTGTTCATGCGATTACCCGAGCAAACGATGGCTCTAATACGGTGAGGATACATTCCATCAAAGCAGGGGAACTGTTGTAGGGTGATAGCTTGTTCATCTATAATAACAGGCATAGTAGAAAGGAGGTGACCTACAGGCTTTGGGGTTGAGCCTCAATCAACCCCACCTATCAAATGAGCGTCGGACGAAAGCGGATAACGCATAGGAGGAAATATGGGAACGGAAATCTATTCTGGCTCGTTAGGAGAAGTAAGACTAGCGGGTGCATCAACTGGTGTAGCTTGCACTACAACTGCTGCTTATACGAGCCTGCACGAAGGGACACATTGGATTTCACTCACGCCGAGAAACTTTTCAACGGCTGTTGTGGTGAGATGGGCTTTATGTCCCTATCTTTTAATCTTCAAGACTACAGACGCATTGGGAGCCACTGGGAACTATACAGAATACTCCTCGTCTGCTCAAGATGCCGATACAGGGACATCAGTTACATTGAGTTCCTTGGACACGGCAGCTAACGATGACTACCTGTATGTCGGCTCGCACATCCAATTCGCAGGAGTTCACTGCGATGTAGACGGCACCAATGGTAATTCTTCTGTCTTGACTGTCAATTACTGGGACGGTTCTAGCTGGTCTGACACATCAGATACTGACAATACATCATCAGGCGGGGCAACATTTGCCCAAGATGGAACAGTCGCATGGAGTGTCCCATCGGACTGGGCGGCTGATTCTCTGGTAGATATAGGTGATGCCTCAACAGCCCACTCCCCCCACCTTGGTACTCAGGACATTTACTGGACTAGGTGGCAGGTGAGTAGTGCATTGGATTCCTCGGTTACCTTAGACCATATGGTTGCAATCCCCCGTAGCACGGCTTATGCTGAACTTGTTTCAGGGCAAGCACTAGAGGACACGATAACAATGGGTCCAGGTGGAATAGGTGGGATTTGTTCCTTAACTAATGCAGGGACTGCGAACCTTCTTATAAATTGTGCAACTCGGTCTAATACGAGGAGATTTGCATAATGCAAAACGGAGAGGACAGAGACGGTCTAATCGCCTTGTTGTCCAGAGAGGCTCAGTTGTGGAGAATAAAAGACCAAGCCGAGAGTCAGATACTCGCCTTGCAGTCTGATATTCAGATACTGAGAGATAGAATAGTGAAACAGACAGTTAAGGAGAAGAAAAATGCCTAACATAAACCTACACTCAGTAGGCAATAACATTGATGGTACCCTCTACCTGAACGGGAATCTCTTGTTTGCGGATACGATGCTGAAAAGTTCAGCTACTAAAATAGAGTTCAAGGACGAGACAGATTCCTCGTATGCCTCTATAGTAGCAGCAACGGCAACCATTAACTCAAACCTTGAATTTGACACTACTGGGTCGCATATACGACCCAAGTATGTAGCTGATTCAACCCTTCTTATCTACGCCTTTGATACTGATGTAGGGAACGCCGAGGTTGCGAGGTTGCAGAGTAGTGCAAACCCTTACTTCCAAGTAGGTAGAGACGACACGGGTGTAGCCACAGACTCAGTAACAGATATGCTGGTTATACAGGGTGGTGCTGGGAGTAACAACGAGGCAGCAGGCTTTGGAGCAGGCATAGCAGTTAAGCTAGGAAATGCTGCATCAGAGGTAGAGGAAAGGGCTTCTATAGATTTCACCCTTGCGACTGCAACTGATGGCTCTGAAGATGCCAATATGGTTTTCAGCCTTATGGATGGGGGTGTTGCCCCTGCGGCTACACTAACCCTTGCTGGTGCTGATAAATCAGCCACCTTTGCTGGCAATATGAACATAGGGGGAAACAAGATTGTCACCACGAATACGATGATTAAAGATGGCGGTGATGCTAGTATCCATCTTCGTGAAGATGACGACTCCGACTACGCTGACCTAGCAGTAAAATCTATTGCCGTTGAAGGCAACATAGAGTGCAATAGTGATGGTGGACACATGAGGACTAAATACGCCCAAGACACGAGTTTCCTGTTCTACGCTTTTGACACTGGGGTGGGTAATCTAGAAGTCGCTCGCTTACAGAGTGCTGCTACTCCATACTTCCAAGTGACTGAAGCACTAATGATTAAGGAAAGGGCAGCAGATATAGATGATGTTGGTGGCTTGGGACAACTCTGGGTAAAGAATGAAACGCCTTGCGAGTTATGGTTTACCGATGACGCTGGCACAGCTACGAAGATAGTATAAGTAGTGGGAGAGGTATCCATGATAAGGCAATGGTTGTGGTATAATAAGGAAATAATTGAAGTAGGTTGCGGAGATAGGGATGGTTATTGATAAGACCAACAAGGTGATAATAGATTCCCTTGATAAGAAAGAGGCGGTAGCCTATATCAAGTTCCTGATTGCAGAAGTAGCACGCCACGAGACCTATATCAGGGATACGGATGCCACGATTTTGTGGCTGAGACTCAACCACCACATAGGGGAGTTGGAAGACAAGGAGGTGTCATAATGCCACGCAGGTATGGGTTAAAAGCAATCAAGAAAGCGGCGAAAGTAACAAAAGCCAAGAAGGCAGTAAAATCATATAAGCATAAGTAGGTGAATTGTGGGTACTACCACTCTTTTACAATTAGACCAGAAAGTTCTTGAAGCCACGGGTGATTGGTTACAGGTTGCTCTTACTACGGCGATAGGTGCATCTAAACTCCTCGTATCTACCACACTCAACAACTACGATAGGGGGCAGAATGGTATATTTGACAGGTACTGGGTTTACATTGAGGATTATGCCAATGCCGGGACTTCCAGGTGGCTAGGCTCTACGACCTACGCAACATCATCAGGAACTGCATATGTCTACGGGGCTAACCTGACAACTGATAGTGCGAACAAAGCTACCGTGAGAATATCCCGCTCTAGCTGGGCGAATAGAAAAGATGCTATAGCGAGGGCTATCGGTGAACTCTACCCTCTGTTATACAAATCAATAGACGACAGAACCTTAATCCTCGGGAACGCATTACCTAACTCACACCTTGAAGATGAGACCAGTGGAACACCAACGCATACCAGCTTAACCAATGTAACCGCAGCAGCTTGGACAACGGCCGGAGAATACAGGGGGCCGAGAGGGTCAAAGGCTATCAAGCTGACAGCTACCTCCAGCAACGGCTATATGTCGTGGCACTCAGATGACAACCCTCAACTCCTAGACCTTAAAGACCAGACCGTTACGCTTAAAGGCTGGGCGTTACCAGAGATGGCTAATGACGGGGCATTGGTGATTTACACCAAGCAAGCTGACGGTACTACTCAGACCTTAACCTCGTCTACCTTAAACCCTGCATCGGAATACACTCAGCTTTCCCTGGAAGACCAAGCACTCAACGATGACTTGGTAGAGATAGAAATCCGTTGCAAGGTAGCGACCAATACTAAATATGTTATCTTTGACGACATACGGTTGAATGACTTCCCCATCAGCGACTATCGTCTTCCTGATGCTTTTAACAACGGTAACATAGAAAAGGTTGAATACCAGACTATAGGCTACGCAAGTGATATGTGTGATGACATATCGCTGAGTGCAACATACACGCCTTTGTACGGCTGGGAAATCATTGACGATGGTCTGTATAAATACCTTCGTGTCCCTAGTGCATATCGCTATCTCCAAGAACGAAGGTTAAAGATAACAGGAACGCAACCATACGAGGCTTTGACAGCGGCTGCACATACTGTCGCTACCAATAGTGTAGGTGAAATCTCCCTGATAGTAGCTTACGCAGCTTACCTGTTGCACGAAGCTGGGGCGGGACCTGTTTCTGCTGATGACACGGAGAAATACGATAGGGAGATGGCGAAGTATTACGGCAAGTATCAGCGTCTGTTGATGCAGCACAGCAAGCCGACTAGGTCGGGAACAATACAGGTGGCACCGTTGTAATGGCTGTAACAGGAAAAGGCGGTTTACAATACGATATTTCAATAGTAAGGACTGACGGTACAACCGAGGTCGGGCTTATGCTTGACGAGGCAAACGGCAGGAAGAAATACGAGAGGGTGACCGACCCTACCCTAGCCCAACAGTTCTTTACGGGCGACCCTTCCTATGGCAGAACTGAGCCAGAAAAATTATTAGCGATGACCCAAAGCTCTTATATGGCTGGTTTTGGACAGGAGTTCCACGACGGTACAAGCCCTAATGATAAGCGGTATTACACATCTACAGGGTGTGACGCAAGGTTTGAGGACAATGTGATTCTCGGCCCAAAGGCAACCGCTGTTGCCCTGACAGATGTTACTTTGACCGTAACTGACGGTGGGATGGAGACATGGACTAATTCCACCACCTTAACTCATTGGACAGAGGTAGTTGCAGGTGGTACAGACCTAGAGCGGGAGTCATCCATAAAATATGCTGGGTCGTACTCTGCTAAACTTGACGACTACGATGTAGGCGACTACATATATCAGGACATGATTGCCGATGTTGCCGCAACCGCATCTTGGCGAAGGGGTACACCAGTAACCATTAGGTGTCGGTGTTATGCCGAAGATGCGAGTGATGTTGGTGGTACGCTAACAATAGACGATGGGGTTGGCAGTACATCGTCTGACAATATGACTAGCGATGAAGAATGGACAGAACTAGTAGTAACCCATGTGTTAGATAGTTCTGCCACAAGGTTAAGGATTAAGCTGTACGGGGACAGCAGTAGCGGAAGCGGTGCCGCTATTTATTTTGATGCCGTTGAGTGTACATCGCCTGAAGCTGGCAACCCAGTGGCGTTTGCCGAGTTTAACTCAGAGTGGTATATGGCATACGGGGATACCTTGAGCAAGCTGAGTGCAACAGGCGACGGGTGGACCCTTGTTTATAGCTTTTTCTCTACCCCTATCACAGACCTAGAACCATTTGCTGACGGCAATCTATATATATGCTTGGGCTCTACGGCTTCTAAGTACTACTATATGAATACATCTGAGGCTTTTACTATATCTACCCTTGCAGATGGCTACGCAGAACATATGGCAAATGTCGGCGGGGTTATGCACAAATCGGTTCTTCCCAACGAGATTAAGAAGGCTACTGACCCTACCAACGCAGGGTCATGGGGGTCAGCGATAACGATAGGTGCAAGCTACACCAACATTACAGATGTGATAGCTGAACAATCCACGGTCTATATCGGGAAGGAAGATATGGCGTATTACCTTGACGGGTCTGACAATGACATACCACTGGCAGATGACATACACGCATTGATTAAATCTACAAACGGCAAAAATATGATGGCGTGGCACAGAAATGTTTATATCCCGTTGGGTGATAGTTCTCTGGGTGAATATACCACAGACGGGACATGGACTTGGCGGTCGCCAACGAGGTTCTCCACCAACCTGGCGAACTTTGCTGGCAATATCCAAGCCTTGGCTGCGGACGAAGAATACATCTTTGCCATTATTGATAACTCTACCAAGGTTGAGGTAGTTGCTGGTCAGGTCAGAACGGTTAACGGCTCTACCCTGTGGGTGTGGCATCCCATTCAGGAGTTCACCCTGACAGGTGCAGAGGTAGCTGGTGTAACGAGTATCTATAAAAAGAGATTATGGATAGCATCTACATCGGCTTCGGATAGTGTTTACTATATCCCGTTGACAACGAAGTACGGTGATGTGACAGGCGATTCTGATGTGAAGTTTCAAACTGGCGGATACATAATAACCCCGTGGCTACACTCCAACCTCAAGTCGGACAGTAAGGCATACCACAGCCTAACCCTAGCCACTGAGGGGTGCGACAGCAATAACTATGTAACGGTAGATTACCAAACATACTTTACCGCATTGGCTGGTTCGTGGACTAACCTTGGTAACTTTACTACCTCGCCATCTCAAACAAGATATTTTACCAATGTGACGGGAACTATGATTAGGTTCAGGTTCACCCTTGTGACTAACTCTACATCTACCACGCCCAAGCTAACCAACTTTGATGTCAGGGGAATATGGCGACCTACAAAAAGAAGGTTAATCTTCTGCACTGTAAGACTTGGGGACGGTGTGGTCAACAAGGCGGGTGCCCCGAGTGAGGGCTATCAGTCAATGAAAGATGCCATAGAGGAGGCGGTCAACCAGGCAAAGCCCAATACCTTTTACGATATAGATAGCGTGAGTGCCGATGGCACCCATACATCTAAAAGTGTTAACCTGCTGCACGCTAGGGAGTTTGATGTGAGGATGGGCAAAGACCAGAACAAACCTGAGTCAAAGTATGAACTGGTTTTTGAGGAGATAGTTACTTCATAATAAAGGAGGAAGAAATGTATCGGATAAGAAGAAATATGCCAAGGGTAGCAAGGATGCCTGTAAGGCAGATAGCCCCGCCCCAGATGAGAGCAAGGGTCAGTCCTCGTTCGCAAATCGTCCATAGGGTTGGCAGACCTGCTGCTCCATATGTACGCCCAGGTTTTCGCCGACCCACCCCTATCAGGTTGGGCGACCCAAGGTACGGGAGGCGACCTACCCCCTACACCTACAGGGTACAATGGTAGCAAAATAAACAGGAGGAACTAATGTATTGGATAAAGGAATTTGTCGGTGATGCTATAATGCTTTTGGGAGTAGCCTGGTCGGCTATGATGTTTGGAGGCATAGCTATTGCGGGGTCTATCACCTTCATTGAAAATAACCCGTGGATACTATGGATAGAGGTGACCATGGTTATTCTCTCAGGCATAGTAGTCTCGGAAAGAATAGTAGACGATATATTGAGGTTTAGTAAGGAGAAAAAATGAAGAGTTGGATACATTCTAAAACACTATGGGTAAACTTCCTCGTCTTCGTGGGGAGTCTTGCTTCTGGTTTCAGCGGAGACAACTGGCTTGATGGTGAGGTTCAGCTAATCTTCCTGTCGCTGGTAGATTTCTTTCTCAGGCTTGTTACTACCAAGGGGCTGGAACTATAAGTCGGTTGACTATCCCATTCTCTACAGGGCTGTTGGCTAATAAATAATGCAGGGGTTTTATGAAAGACGAAGAACACGACAAAATACGAATGGAAACACACGATGCGGTTCAGACAATACGGGCTGTCCTCTTAGGGGCAAATGGGGATAATGGTCTGGTCGGTGATGTTAAGAGGTTAGCCAACAGCCATTACAAGTTAAAGCAGCAATTCTGGGTATTGGTTGGGCTTTTGGTTGGTTCAGGTATATTGGCAGGCGGAATAAGCGTTTTACTATCCTCGTAGGTGAGGGTCCGCTCTGCTCTAAGAAGGGGGGTTGAGATGTTTGGTATGATGATAGGCATAATCTTTATAGTGCTTGGTATCCTGGGGTTACTCCACCAGAGGTTCTTTACATCAGGTGGGTGGTGGAACTGGAATCAGTTCTGGCACCACGAACCTTTAATCGCAACATCAATAGCTTTTGGTGCTGGGTGGATTATGGGTGGGTTCCTATAGGGATTTTACCTATGCTCTCGCACTCAGGTCAAAATCTAGGTGCCTAAAAATCTTTCCGAATAGTAGAGTATACCCCGAAAGGTATTACATACCTGTTGGTTTCCAGCCTTTCTTTACGCCCCTCAGAAAGTTCACCATTCCTTTTGCTTTTGTTATGCTTTCTGCCGTAGCCTTCTTCTTCCACCCATCTCCCTTCTTCACATAGATGGTCTTCCCTATTCTCTTGTAAGGCATCGTATCTCCCTGATTAGATTTCCATTCTCATACTTCATTCCCCCAAACATCCCATCCTTCTGTGTTCTTACCGAACATTGTCTCCTTTGGTCTGACGAACAATTCAATGCGTGGCACA